TTTTTGTTAGGCCGAACATTCAACCTATAATATAACGCATCCTTCTTGTAGGTATCACCATACTTCACTCTAAATTCAGATTGTGAGATAGTTCTCGCTAAGAATGATATACACGTATCAAGTGCTAATCGTTTCATGTGTAGTCGTGTGGACTTATCTTGAAACATCTCAACATCAAACATGAAGCCTAATTCGCTATTTCGTTTAAATACTGCATCTAGGAAACCCAATTTTTATTTCACCCCCTTTTAAAATTGAATAGTATCAAGGAAGAACTCCGTATCTTCTTCTAACACCACATCAGCATGCCAGAAGGCATATAACATAGCCATGAATCCATCTGTCTTCCTTCTGAATTCGTCTTTCTTTAGGAACTCTTTATTTCCATCCTTCTTCGTTTTCACGAATACATTATTGCAATACCATCGCATTAGAGGGTTATCGTCAAAAATTAATTTTTGATTAGAGAAAACCGTTTCAATTCTTGGGGCCAACTTAGAAGCTATTGCATTCGGATTACGAATATATAATACTTCGAAACCTTCCGCTTCTAATGCTGATTTTACTAAATCCAACCGGAATGTATCGGCTATAATTGTATTTACTCCGTATATTTCGCGCATCTCTACAAACCAATCAACAATGTTACTTACCTGTATCACAGGTTCATCCACAATTGTTAATAACCCTAATCGTTCCCATTCTTTAATCGGAACTTTTAAAGGTGTGGTATCCAGGAAACCTTGACGAACAAAAGAGTGTGTCTTCCACACATATTCATCTCCAACTTTAAATAACAGACCAACTGCAGCGAAATCTCGTATACTCGCGAAATCGACTGATCCAACACATACACGATGTTCCAAAACAGGAAACGGTCTGTTTGTAGCTAGAATATCTTCCCACGATGCAACTGATTGATTTAAATCCACTTCAGGTAAATTCATTCTTTTGGTCATAAATTCTGGTCTATTACTAGGATTGTTTATAAGTTGTTTGAACTGTGTTTTTACTTTCTTGAATAAACCCTTTCCATAACTACTCATCGGCTTAGAAAACATAGGATTAGCCTTTTCCCACATATCAAAATCTTCTACTTCTAATGCATCATCAATTTTGCAGATGAATGGAAACATTGGATCATCAAGGTCTTTGCCTTCAAGAATATTCATTGCACGTTCTTTCATCTTGTCTAAGAAGCCTTCCCGAACAAATCCATCTGTACCAATAAAAAATTCTCTAGCGTTTTTGACTTTACCAAGCCCACTAGAGAATACATTTACAACATCTTGCCCTTCATAACGATGGACCTCATCATATATAACGCAACCATCACGCAAGCCATCTTTCGAACCGGCATTTGATGTATGATACTGAATAATGCTTTTTGTAGCATTTCCAAGTATCTCTTGCTTCGTTCGATAAAATTGCTTGTCCAATGTCGGCTTACCTTCGATTACATCGTATATTTCTCTGAAGGAAGTCTTTGCCTGTAATTCACTGTTGGCCACAATTGAAACATTATAACGATCTATCCCATGTAACGGACTTATGAAGAAGTGGGAAAGTGCAGATATCAAACCGTTTTTCCCAGCGCCCCTTGCCATCAATAATAAAAATTGCTCAAAAAAAACAGTGTCGTCTTCTTCGTAAAAGAGAAAGACAAACGCTGCTATAAATTTCTGAAATGGATTCAAAGGGAAATACCATTTTTCCGTAAAGGATACGAAATCATTAATCATCTTATCGTTAAAATAAATATCATCTCTGATTAGTACATATTTTTGTAAAAATGATATTAACAATATTCGTTCTTTGTTTAATTTAATATTACCTGTTACAAAAAGGTTAATATACTCTGTGACATATTTATTGATTATCATATTAAATCATCTTTCGTATACCCCTCTGCTATAGCCTCTAAAGGTGAAGCTTTTAAGCCGAGCGCATCTAAGGTTTTTAACATGCGGTCATTATTCTTGTGGAAGTCCGCAATTGATGTATTAGATTTAGGGCCATGCATACCAGCTACTTTAATTCCATGATCTCGAATATCATCCATGAATTCATTTTTCAAATCCCACATGGATAGATAGTCTTGAACCAAATCTGCATAGTGTCTACCTGCTATTTGTTTTTCTTTAAGTTGATTTTTTAAATCCTTCTCGATATGTTTTCTTAATGTCTCTCTCTTTATTTCTGCCATTTCACCTCCCCCCTTTCTATTTCCAGTATTACCCAATACATTATCTTGCGCGCAACACAATAAATCTCGGAAAAAGAGTCCTCAACCGGTCTAGGCCTTTTTCGAAGAAAACCGAATTATTTTGGTGGGGGGTATTTTAAAAAGAAAATAATTCATTTTTATTTTATTTACCACTTTTCGTCTTCCCACTTAGGTTTCTTTCTCTCGAAGCCCTTATCATGTATAAGATTGTGATGCCTTAAACATATAGTCATGAGGTTGTTCAATCTTAATGCAAGCTCTGGATGATCTTCAATCTCTTTGATGTGATGAACGTTTAACTCAATAGTCTTGCGTTCACCTTCAACCTTGATTGAATCCACGTGTACATATCCTTCAGCCTTACACTGTTGGCATTCATAGTTGTCACGCTTCATTGCTTGTCCACGTAACAGTCGCCATGGTCTAGAGTTGTAGAAGACTTTCTTCTGTTCTTTTGTTTTGTATTCTTTATGCATTGTTAATCACCTCTACGAGTTAACCGCAACAAGGACATCGTTCATCCTTTAATGTTGTGTCTTTGCCTGGTAAATTAAATGTATCCACAACTTCCAAATGTCCACCACAAATGTCACAAGCATTACCCTCGCTCAATGGTTTTAATGTATCAGCACTAAGGGTTATGATAAGTTGTTGTTTAGCATTAGTCAGTTGATCTTTTCTTTCTTCGGCTGATTTTAATTCACTACTCAAATAGGTTATATTATCTTCAACTTTGTCTATATCTCTTGTTACGCTTCTTAATTCTTTTTGTAATGTTTCTTTGATATAGTCCATACTCAATCATCTTCCTTGTCTATTGCATCTAACTCATTTGCTAGTTCTTCAGTATGTTTAGCGATTGCTCTTAACTTAGCTGATAGATTGTCTGTATTCATTTCTACTGCTATTTCAATAGACTTCGAATTTGGTTTAATGTATTTATGGATTTTATAAATATCAACAAATGCACCTTTACATTTCGGACATACATTTACTTCTTGATAGTCTTCTTTACTTTCGTGGTGAATCATTTCGCTATGTTCACAAACTAAACACCTTGCTTTGAATTTATAACGCTTAGTCATTCTTCGTCCCTCCACAATCATATTTACTATTTAATCGATAGCTCGAAGATGTATAGATCACCTAACCTTTCTCGAATTTGTCATTGAGTAAAGCAAGAATGAACCACCACCTTTAATGAAAATTTATCAATGTCTGTTCAGCATTTTTCTAACGCCATTCTTATATGAGAATTGCTTAGTAGCAACCGACTGTTCGTTTTGATTAATACTTTGTTCAAGTTTTTGGTTCAAGGACTTAGCGACATAAGGTTTTATTAAACAGCGAATACAATTGCACGTATCTATTCCAGTCAATACAACCATGTATTTCACCACCTTTTATGTATAATAAAAAGCCACACCCGAATGGATGTGACTTCGTTAAATTATCTCAATATATATTCATTCGACTTGTTCTTACAATTTGGACATTTCACATCGAATCTAATATCTTCTTTAGATCCTTCTGTTGTTAACAATGAACCTACTACTACATTTTCAGCCAATACATTATCTGGACCTGTTGTCATTGGTTCACCTATTACGTTTCCTACAGCAATGATTTCATTTTTACAAATTGAACATGTGATTTCTTTATGAAAGTAAATCTGTGTCATACGAACACCTCCCTCCACAATAATCATAATGTGCTTGGAAATGTTTGTCATTAACAACTTTATGCTATCAAGACTACATACCCTACCAAGTCCTACTGATAGCTAACGTATTAGCCCACGATTGTTTTATGACTGTGTGATATGTAGTCTTCAAAGCATAATAAAAGCACCTAGACCAAAGTCTAAGTGCTTTTATTAGTGGAAGACTAACTATTTTTGAGATGCCGGTTCTTTTCTTTCACAAGAATTACAGTAGCAGAATTTGTATTTCTTGTTATCTTTCTTACAATATCAATATATCATGGTTTTACATGCCAAAAGTGACATGAAAGTGCCATGTTTCATATTGTGGTCGAAATGTGAACTAAGATATTCTTTTAATTTCCTTGTTACATTGAACGATATAATACCAAGCCCAAGCATTATCATAATCGCCCTTTGCAGTTTCGAGTAACTTTGTTTTGGTTTCGTAAGGATTGTTCTTTATGGATTCCTGCATATTCTTTTGAAATTTTTCAACAAAAGAAGTTATCGTTTTAACCGCTTTCGTTAACTCCTTTTTCTTTTGCCTTCTATTAGCCAAAATACTCACTCCTTAATTCATAATTTGTGTCTAAGGTCTATCTCCAACCTAATTGCTCTCCGACAGCTTGTACAACTTCATCACGCCAACGGTATGCCTGACGTTTACTTATGTGTAAATCTAATGCTATGCCTTCCCATGACTTCAATTGTGGCTTTGTCCAATACTTCAATCGAATTAATTTCTTTCTACCATCATCACATAAGTTATATACATGCTCGACTGCAGAAGCAACACGTTCTAACTCTTGTAGTCTTCTATCCATAGTTAAGCGAGTAGCATACCTTTCTACTGTCGATGATGGAAGTGTAGGACTTGAAGGCATGCCTTCTTCTTTTGCTGGATCAGTCATTAGTTCTTCACGACGTTCCTTGATTCGCTTTAATGTGTCGTGATAATCATATATTTCGGCTTCAATATGTTTTATTGTGCCTGATCTAAGTTTTATTGCTGCCATGTTATCACCCCTCCATCATTCTGTCGTATTCCTTTTCTAACTCCTCGTCAGTTAGATTGTTGAAATAGGATTCAGTTTTATTACTGGATAGTTCGGTCAAAGTTACGATTAGATACTCTCTATCTTCTCTAGTCATATTAATAACCTGTATCTTGTCTAGTGTGATTGATTGCGTTTTTGTTGTAATAGGCTTGTTCGATTTGTTCCCAGTTGAAGCCTAGCATTTCTCCAAGTCCGATGAATTTTTCTAGTGCCTGGCAATAATTATGTTTAGTTAAGCACCTCGACATATCACCTATACTTGCAAACGCCCCTAAGAACTGGTCACCTATTAAATCAGCTTTTGGATAAATATCCACTCTCATAGGAGTGGTGTTTGATTCCAGACCTATACTAAGAAAGAAATGTAAACAGTCTACGTATTCTTCAAGCAATGGATTCTTTTGCTCCAACCCTATTGATTCCATGTGAATTAAATCACATTCTTCATCAAACACTTTCGTTCTTGGTTCCTGGTCATTACTCCAAAACTTAAACCCTCGCCACTCATTCGCACATTCACCAAGTTCAACCTGTAAAGCTAATATCTTTTTAGCTAAACGATCTTCACCCTCAACTCTCGGATGTTCCTTTTCAATTCGTGCATCTAGTATTCTTTGCGTTTCAAATAATTTAGTTAGTTTCATCAATAATCCCCCTCGAAATATTTATATCTTCTAAACAATCCTGATTTTCGCAAGTCCTTAACCTTTCGAGAACAGGCATATTCGGGTCGTCCCAATCCGTATGAAATCTTTTGTATGCCATCAAACTCATAAAACTTACATAGATAAACTAACTCTCCTTGTGTCCAAGGTTTGCCTGCTTCATGATGATAAATGGGATGAGTTTTCATTCTTCCTACATTGTCGTATTCAACGGTTTCGTCGATTAGGTTCATGACCTTTACTCACCAATGACTTGCTTAAATTCATCTGCATACAAGATAGTTAGTTGTTGTGGATGATTTGACAGTAATTTATCTTTACGCTTCTTAGCCCCTTCTTCTGTACGATAAGTTCTATCGTCTAACCAAACCATTGCACCGTTCTGAATAACAGCTACAAAATATATGATTGGGATCATTTGGTTGTCCTCCTCTTTCTAACTGGTGTATTCACCTTTTTTTGTTCACTAATTTTTGTGTAGATATCTGCCACAATAAGACCTGTTCGCGTTAGATCAGCATGATTAGATATTAAGTTATTTTGATTAAGGCGAGCTAGTTGTGATCGAGTAACGAGTATTAAATTATCCAAATCAGTATTCAGTTTGTTGCCATCTCCGAATACCAAGCAGTTACCTTTTGGTACAGGCCCATTAGCTTCTTCCCAAATAATTCTGTGCTTAGCCTTCCACTTGTTTGGATCTGCTATCTTTATATCCACATAACCTTCAGTATTCACTCGCTCCGTTCCAACAGGCCTATAGTTAGCTGGGCGATTACCTTTTTTAAATTGGGTAGGTTCCCAACCG